ATACGTTGGAGCAAGACTTATCCTAGACGTTTTGAGTTAATACTAAAGGGGTTAGCGTTTGAGCGCATGAATGCCCAGCTAATGGAGGTTTTTGACACCATCGATGACGATGATAGCGACTAAAGTATAAAAAAAGCGCAATAAGTTGTATAAAAGCGACAACATTGACTGTTTTTTTTGCTTTAAACAAAAAGGAAGCGTATATTCCGCAAGTGTGACAGTGGTGGTTATACGCTTTCCTTGATTTTTGGCTAGATCCAATTATCACCAAAGGATTCTGTAGCCACCACTGTCACACCCTCTTCTAATTGTTTTTATCAACTTCCATAATCCAACGTGCCAAATAGAATTGAGCCTTTTTCAAGTCTTCTAACGGCTTCTTTTTATACGCCATTCTCCAACTGTATTTAATCAAATTGCCCTTGAGATACCCGCAAAATGCTTCCTCAGTCATTGACGCTTTAATCGCCTCAATGCACTCAATGCCACCCTTGTTATAGTGGGTTGGGTTATTTACTGGGTCTTCACCTTCTTGTGATCCCAACTGAGCAGCTTCTTGCTCTGCGGGAACCGACCACGCTTCTAATCCAGTCTTTTCATTGGGAGTAACTTGAATTGCAGGATGTGCCTTGCGTAATCGATCCCAATCTGCGGGTGTCGCTTGATTTAATCTAATAGACATTTTGTAGTTTCCTTTTTTTAATTGGTTCTAATAGCGCATTTGGATGTGGCTGAAAATTGCTTCTAATATGCTGTCCCACGACCAACTTTGTGCGGTCACCATCTTCCAAATTACAATAATAGTTATCTGAGGTTTTCGTTTGGCTAGAAAAGGTGGTGCGCCTCAAAGTAAGTTGCTTCAAATCTCGCTCAGTGAATATCAAGAGATTCACCCCCTTTTGCAAAATCATCCCATTCGCCAGGATAGATACCAGATATCAGGAACTCTCGCTGATCTACAGGCACATCAGGCATAGCGTCTTGTATGAGCATGCCTCGAATCCACAGCGCGTAATCGATGACATCACAATTAATTTCTAATGTGTTCTCTAACCCAGAAAGCGGGGACATCTTAGTCACTAAAATTGACATCACTCTGGCCTCCAAAGTTTTATGGTTTCTGTGGTCGCATCCCAATCTTCAAAGCGTAAGATTCTCGCAAGCTGCGCTTGGACAATTGCGTCATCCCGTGAGTAACCACATTTGACATACTGTTGCTCAACCAAAGACCACTCAGGTCGGTTACCCAGAATCTTACTGGCGGTGACTGCACCCACGCCCTTGCAACCCGCATAGCCATCGGTGGAATCACCAGTGAGTGCTTGCGTATAAAACTGCTTGTCAGCATCAATCAAAGACACATTTAATAGATCACCATCAGCAGGTCGGTAGAGTCTGCAAGGTATCGTCTTCATATCTTTGTCATCACTCACGATCACAGTTTTGAGGTCAGGGCAGCTACCTAGAATGCCCATGACATCATCAGCCTCTAAGGTTGCCTGACAATGCGAAGGCCAAGTTTCTTGGACCCACTCAACTAATGCTTTATAGCCCACTGGCTTGCGGGATTTCTTGCGATTACTTTTGTAACTGGGGTGTACGCTTTTGCGAAAGTTTTCTCTGTCTGAAATACACATCAGCACTTCATCGGTGTCTAGTCGCTTTTGAAAGCTTTCGATCTGATCGGTAAACACTTTCTTTGCTACTTTGAGGTCGGAGGCAAGTGACCAAATGTCATCACCCCAGTCGGTCTCTTCCTCAGATACCACGGCTGCACGAAATAAAAATAAGTCAGCATCAATCAGCAGGGTCGGCTTCAAGCTGCTCTGCAATGTCTTCAAGTATTTCATCTAACTCTCCTAAAAAGTCGATACCCATCGGGCTAATAGTCCAGAATTGACCGAAGCGGTCATGGTCAGTTTGATTTGTGATATACCCAAGCGATGCGGAAGTTGCGACATAGATAGAAGCTTGTCGTGCAAAGTTGGATTTAAGTTTGAACGGGGATCGCCAAGCGCGATCTAAAACAAGGAAAAACGAGATAAGGTGTTGTGTGTCCTTTTCATTTATTACATTCAACTCAAAATCAGTGGGTATCTGCCCAAGTTTTTCCGATGTTAAATTCAGCTTCGATTGGGATTGCGAAGCCATACGCTTCTCCCGCATCAATTGCACTTCGTCTTGTGATTTCTCCGACATTCTCTGCTACCTCTTTTGTTTTACATGCGATCTGAACTTCATCGTGAACCCATCCCATGATGTAAGCGTCTAGACCTTGGTTGGTTATTTCTTGATCGATAAGCTTCACCCAGTGTTTACACAAAATTGCCCCGCTGCTCTGAAGCAACTGGGATAAACACCTATGCTCCGATTTGACATAAAGCTTTCGCCCATCGATACCACGGAGCCAACCTTTAGTCTTAAAGGCTTTCTTGAGTTCATCTTTTAAGCTTTTGAAAGCGGGTACGTTCTTATCGAAGTCTGCCTTGAGTCGCTTACCATCTTTTGCAGAGCCACCCACTATTTTGCCGATCAAAGCATCGCCCCCGCCATACATAGTGGCGTAGATAAAAGTTTTGGCTTGCGAACGAGTTTCTAGGCCAGCAGCCTTTTGATTGAAAGTGTGTATGTCTGACTCTAATATCTGTTCCGCGTATTGACCGCCATCGCGAAGCACTTCTGCGAGACATCGCAATTCAAGACCGCTCAAGTCAGCACCTAACAAACTCCAACCGTCAGGTACAGTGAACAACTCACGACACTCCTGCCCGTAGACAGAGCGAGTTGAGGGTACGGCTGCAAGGTTAGGGGATCGATGCGCTGCGCGACCGGATATAGAGCCACCTGAGACTAGGTTATGACGAATCTTACCGTCAGCATCGACTAGCTTTAGCCACGCACTGCCGCCCTCAGATAGCATCGCAATACGCTTCTGTACTAAAAAGAATTCAGCGAGTTTTTTAGCTTCAGGGTAGTCTAGTGCAATCAATACATCTTCATCGATCTTGGCTTGGCCGCTAGGTGTATAAACCTTTGGCTTCCACTTGTATTTGTCGATCAGGCATCTAGCAATGTGCTGTCGAGAGTTCGGGTTAAAATGCACTACTACGACTTTGTCCACAGTGACACCCTTCTCGTAGCCTCTCGCCTTATTGTTGACCTTGGGTGTGAACGGAGTCCGTATTTCCCATGGTTCAAATAGCGTTGCGAGGGAGGTCTCAAGGTCTAATCGCTTCTGCGATAAAACACCGTACAGATCACCCGCCTTCTCCAAGTCAAATGTCCAACCGTTGTTACCAATGCGAAAACATATCTCTGCAAGATCATGCTCTAGCTCAATACTTCTTTGAGAAAAATCATTGTCTAACTCAAGTAGCTTGAGAAGATCACAAGTGACATTCACATCTTGGATCATGTATTGGAGCATGTCTTCGTTGAAGGTCTCCCAGCCACCATCATAATCGCCCTTGTTGTTGCCCAAGCGCATACCCCAAGCCGCAAGACTGTGTGAACCGTAGAAGCGTTTTAAGAAGCCCTCTGGTTGTGTCACGCGCATAGAGTCATCGGTCATCAGGTCTGCTTTGATCAAGCGAGAGAGTACTAGGGTGTCCGTAACCTTGCCCTTGGGTTGCCAGTCGGGATACAGCTTTTGGATAGCAGGTATATCAAAACCAATCACGTTGTGACCGATGATCTCATCAGCACTTTCCAATCGTTCAAGCGCATCCTCAATCTCTTGTGGGCGATAGGTTTTCATTGCTTGAACTCTGCGATCACACTCTGCCAAGTCTCTAATTGCAATGCAGTGGATGGTCGTTAATTCAGGCAAGAGACCGTTGGTTTCAATGTCGAACACTAAGCGGCTCACAGTGTAAGTTCCAGCAATGTGGGTGCCGATTCGCGCTCTAATGCGTTCTCTCTGTCAGTCGCAATAGTTCTGAAGAACCCTCGATAAGGTGGGTATGCAGCGTGAAATAAACGCGCATAATACGGTGTAAACTCATTCGGTAACTTAAAGTGAACCCATGTATTGCTAGCCAAATCAGAGTCCCAGCGAATCTTTTCAAATATTAGTTTGCTTGAATAAAGTTTGCGCCCTTCCTCGATTGCATTAAAAGCATATTTTTTAAACAGTTCCCAGACTTGTGGGTTTTCTTGGTGGAACTTCATAAAGTTTTTTTCTAGACGAGTTTGCTCTAAAGACATTTTGTCTC